GGAGATTTTCGCGAAAGGCGCGACCCGCGCCGCGATCGGGGACCAAGGCGGCGGACAGGTCGACGCGGGCTTGAACTATTACGAATGGCTGGCGACACAGCCCGCGAGCTTTCAGGATCATGCGCTCGGGCCGGTGCGAGCCAGGCTATTTCGCGATGGCGGACTGACGCCGGAAAAATTCGCAGTGCTGCAGCTCGACAAGAAGTTCAAGCCACTGACTCTGGCCGAACTGAAGGCCATTGAGCCCGACATGTTCACCCGAGCAGGCGTTACACTCGGCGCTCCATCAAGTTGAGATGACCGATGCAGATCATTGTCGAGGACGGGCAAGGAAGAGCGGACGCCAACAGCTTCGTGCCGCTGGAGAAGCTGACCTTCTACCGCGACTACTATGGTTTCCGGATCCCTGAAGCCGAGGCCGATCAGGTCGAACTACTGCTGCTCGCTGCCGCCGACATCAACGGCCGCCAGTGGAAGGGCTGCAAGGCCAATCCCGACCAAGCAATGGCCTGGCCTCGGCGTGATTGCAAGATCGAATATCAAACGCTCTCAGAGACGTTCGTGCCCTTTGAACTTGAATGGGGGCAAGTGCGGCTCGCGGTCGAGCTGTACGCCGTGGAGCAGGGTTTCCAGATTGACGAGCCGACGCATTGCACTGAGCCGAACGGCCGACGGACGCGCCTCAATCGAGATACACCCGGCCTGCGGATGCGGCCGCCGCCATACGCCCCGAGCAGGACGCAATTCGCCGACTACTTGGTGATGCGCGGGCTATCGCTAGTCCGATAATAAGCAGAATTCTCACAAGCCGCCCAATGGGCGGTTTTTTTATGCCTGCAAAGCGGGCCGACCAAACCCAAGGGGTGCACCAAGTGGCAGACGAAAACCAGATTGATCTTGAAGACCCGGCAGTTCAGACCGCCATTGCTGCAGCTGTCGAGGCTGCGACCCTGGGCCTCAAGAACAAAAACACCGAGCTGCTTGGCTCGCTCCGGACCACCAAAACCGAACTCGACGGTTTTAAGACCCAGTTCGAAGGTCTGGACATCGCCGCTGTGAAAGGGCTGCTGACCAAGGTGGGCCAGGACGAAGAAACCAAGCTGATTGCCGAGGGCAAGCTGGACGAGGTCATCACCCGCCGCACCGAACGCTTGCGCACCGACTACGACGGGAAGTTGGCCGCCGAGAAAGCGCGCGCCGATAAAGCCGAATCTTTCGCTGCCAAGTACAGCGACAAGGTGCTGGCCGACTCCATACGCGCCGCTGCCATCAAGGCCGGTGCACTCCCCGAAGCTGCCGAGGACATCATCCTGCGCGCCCGGGGTACTTTCAAACTCAGTGAAGACGGAGAGGCGATCGCTACGGACCGTGACGGCGAGGTCGTTTACGGAAAGGACGGTAAAACTCCGCTGACACCGCTCGAATGGGCGGAATCGCTGCGTGATACAGCAACACACCTGTGGCCAAGGGCTCAGGGGGCCGGTCCGACCGGCGATCAAGGTGGCAAGGCCACGAAGAAGTGGGGCGAGTACACGGAAACCGAGCGCGCTGCGCTGGCCCGCGACAACCCCGAGCAGTTCAAAAAACTCTTGGCCACCAAAGGAACCTAATCCATGGCAACCACCCAACTTACCGACATCTTCGTCGGCGACTACTACGCCTCTCTGGCGCCGGTTAACAGCCCGGAAAAAACCGCTGTGTACGAGTCCGGCATTGTGACCCGCTCCCCGGTGCTGGACGCGATCGCCTCCGGCAGCCAGGGTACCGCCGAGATCAGCTACTGGCAGGATTTGAACGCTGATGAGGCTCCGAATATCAGCAACGATGATCCAAACGATCAAGGCGAAGTCGGCAAGGTCACTCAGGACAGCATGCGTGCCCGTGTCCTGTACCTCAACAAAGGCTACGGCGTAGCTGACCTCACTGCTGAACTCGCGAACACCGAGCCTCAGCAGCAGATTCGCAACCGCTTCGGTACCTACTGGACTCGCCAGTGGCAGCGCTACACGCTGGGTGCCGCCCGCGGCATCATTGCCTCCAACATCGCGAACAACGGCGGTGACATGGTCATCGACGCGGGTGCGACTATCAGCGCGAACGCCTTCCAGGATGCTGCATTCACTGCCGGCGATGCCGCTGACCAGTTCGGCGCCATCGGCGTGCACTCGGTGGTGATGAACCAGATGGTTAAGCAGGACCTCATCGAGTACCTGCGTGACTCGGACGGCAAGATCATCCTGGCGACCTACCTGGGCAAGCCAGTGTTTATGGACGACGCCCTCGTTTATGGCGCTGGCAAGTATCTGTCCGTGTTCTTCGGTCAGGGTGCATTCGGCTACGGCGAAGGCACGCCGAAGGTGCCGGTAGAGCTCGAGCGTAAGCCGGGTGGCGGTAATGGCGGCGGTGCCGAAGTGTTGTGGGAGCGGAAAACCTACATCCTCCAGCCCGCCGGCTTCAGTTGGAAAGGTTCGGAGGCGCAGAACCTCAGCCCGACCGCTACCCAATATGCGGCCGCTGCGAACTGGCAGCGGGTTTTCAGCCGCAAGCAGGTCCCGTTCGCCGCTGTGATCAGCGGTACCACCACGCCGTAACTCGGCCAACACAACCTGGCGCCCATGCGGCGCCGGGATGCTTCTGAGGTGACTCATGAAAGTGATCTACACGGACAAACCCGGCAAAGAGCGCGGCGCTTGCTACCGCCTGTTGAGCGAATTCTTCGGCGTCATCGGCTCCGCTGCCGAGGTGGTGGTCGATGGCGATGCCCCGGTCATCTTCGACGCCTACCAAGCGGCCGGCATCAAGGTGTCCGACGGCAAAGAGCCAGAGAGCAAAGAAACCGACCCTTTGAAAATGAAGGTCCCCGAGCTGAAAGAATGGCTGACCGAGAAGGGCATTTCCTTCGACGCATCCGCCAAGAAAGAAGACCTGCAGGCCTTGGTGCCAGCGGAATAAGGACAAGCACATGACCGACTTCATCACCGTTGCCGATGTTGACGCCTCGCTGGGTCCTGGCTGGGCCGGCGCCGGTGATCCGGTCCTTGCTGTGATCATGGCCAATGCCTGGCTCACAGCCAAGATTAAGCGGGTTGTTCCCGATCCGGTTCCGTCCGAGATCAAAACAGCCGGCGCGCAGGTTGCCAAAGAAGCGGCAGCCGGCAAGTTGTACACGGCCTCTCAGAAAGAGGTGCTAAGCAAGACCGTTTCTGCTCAGTCCGGTACATCAGTCAGCAAGACGTTTGCGGCAGGATCGAGGGAAATGTCTGCAGGTGAGAACTTCGCTTTGGAGCTCTTGGTCCCTTGGATTAAGCGCTCGAGCGTTTTCATGCTGAAAAGGACATAAAGTTGATTGCACAGATAATGATTGCTGCTCTAGGCGTCATCGCCATTTGGCTGAGCCAAAGTAAACGCCAGGCTGTTCGTCGTTACGCCTGCTTGTTTGGGATGGCCGGCCAGCCGTTCTGGTTTTGGTCTTCGATCGCCGCTGAGCAATGGGGAATCGTGGTGCTGAGCTGCTTTTATACGATCGCCTGGGCGAAGGGCATCAAGACAAATTGGATTGATCAGAGGTCTGGCCCTGATGAGCATGCGCGATGAGATCCAGGCCGAACTCGCTGAAGCTTTCGACGATCCTGATGGGCTGGCCGACGCCGTAAAGCCGGTAGTGGGGGTGCGGAGGGTGGCCGGCGAATATGACCCGGATACCGGCACCGCGCCTGAGGTGGTCACGAACTATGCAGGACGCGGGATCTTCGGCAGCTACTTGAGCAAAGAGGTCGACGGCTCGTTGATTCAGACGACCGACGTGAAGCTGACCATCTTGCAGAACGAGCTGTTCATTACCTTGGCGGAGGTCCCGACGACAACTATTGCCGTGCCGCAGATCGGCGACGCCATCGCTGGCAAGCGCGCGCTGAACGTCAGTCAAGACCCTGCAGGAGCTACCTGGACTGTCCAACTGAGGGTGTGAAAATGGCAAATAGCGGCTCCGGCCAGTCCGGCAGCTTCGCGCTGAGCCTTGCAGAGTTCGCAGCCCAGGCAAAGGAAGCCATCGACGCTAGCCTTCGCGAGATCATCATTGAGGTCGGCAGCAGCGTTATCCGCATGTCCCCGGTGGGCAATCCGGAAATTTGGGCGCAGAACGCGGTGGCCAGCCAGTACAACCAGGCCGTCGACGATCACAACAGCGATCTCCGCAGCGATCCTGCCAATCTCACGAAGGCGGGCCGGCTCAAGCCCGGGCGCAAGGTGAACGATGGAATGGATATCGTCGCGCCTGATGGCTATGTCGGCGGGCGGTTCAGGGCGAACTGGCACCTCTCCATCAATGTGGTCGAGAACGTCACCTTCGACGAGGTTGACCCGGGCGGCCAGGCCACGATTGCGGCACTGGTCTCGGCGGTGAGCGACTTCACTGCCGGCCAGACAGCCTACCTCATCAACAATCTGCCGTATGCGATCCCGCTGGAGTATGGGCATTCGACCCAAGCACCCGGCGGCATGGTCCGCATCACCGTGGCCCGCTTCCAGCAGATCGTGCTGGAGGCCATCAGGAATAACCAGGTATGAAAACTGAAAGGCTTGCGTCAGTCGCTACGCTGAAGGTCGGAATGTGTGAGCTGTGTCACCAGGATCTAAAGTATGTTGAAGGCTCGGCGATGGCATTGAGCCTCCCACCGAAGTACCTGAATCGTTGCGAAAACTGCGGGCGAGACCACTGGCTTGAATACCAGTCGCCCGCCCAATACGCGCGGACATTGGCATGAGTCACGCAATCATCGCTTCGATCTACGAGGCCAAGCTGATCGCCTGGGCCAAGGCCTTGCCTGTACCGCTGAAGGTGGTGGTGGAGAACGAGGCGTATGCGCCGAAAGACGGGGAAACCTACCTGAAGGCCTTCACGCTGCCCGCCGACACCGCAAGCAATACGCTCGGCGGCGACCATAAGCTGTACACCGGGGTGTTCCAGGTGAGCATCGTCACACCGTCTGGCAAGTACCGCGGCGCGGCCGGTGCGCTGGCTGACCAGATTGCTGCGCTGTTCCCGCTCTACCAGCGAAACACGAAAGGCGCGCTGACCGTGGTGACCATGACACCGGTCGACCCTGGCCCCGGCATACCCGACGGCACGACCTTCACCGTGCCCGTGTCGTTCCAGTACCGCGCCGACACAAACTGAACCCGCCCGTTGGGCAACCCTGCACCCGCCATTGAGCGGGTTTTGTCATTTCTGCAAAGAGGAAACCCCATGAGCGTCAAGATTCCCAACGGCACCACCTTCGAGATTGCCGCCACCCTG